CTGGAAGTCAAGAGGTAAGAGCTACAGAGACTGCAACTGGTGCTGGTAGTGCTGACTTAATAAACTCAACAGAGGGAGTATTATATGCAGAGATAGCTGCTTTAGTTGAGGTAGATGCACAAAGAAGATTTATTACATTGAATGATGGAACATCTTCTAATGGAGTAATTTTAAGATATGAATCTACTGGAGTTATCAATGCAAGATATCAAATTAGTGGAATTGCTCAAGCATCTATTAGCCATACAACAACTATTACTAACACACGCAAAATAGCTTTTAAATATAAGCAAAATGACTTTGCTTTATGGGTTGACGGAGTAGAAGTTGGAACAGATAATAGTGGTAGTGTTCTTGGGGCAAATACAATTAATAATATAGACTTTCATAGTGGTAATGGAGCTTTTTCTTTCTACGGTAAAGTCAAAGCAATAACAGTATTTAACACAGCTCTAACAGATGCTGAACTAACAGAACTAACAAGCTAAGATATGTCTAAACTAAGAATGACAGAAATATGCTACCCAGAAGTAAAGAGCTACTTTATTGTATGGAATGATAAAAGAGAGATTGTTTCTTGGGGTGCATTAGAAACCTACCAATGTATAGAAACTAAGTGGGATGACGTAGATATGTACACAAGCGAATTAGACTGGGTAAATGTTTTAATAGATAACGGTATAAATCCTTTTGACAACTAATGATAGTATCAGCTAAAATAGATGAGAGAGAGCTGAAGTCTTTGATTAAGGACTTAGAGAGCCTTAATATGTCAGAAAGCAAGAATAAAACTATCTTGAGACAAGGTATGCGAAAAGCTGCAAAGCCTATACAGCAAGAGTTAAAAGACTTAGTACCTAAGAAGAGTGGCCAGTTAAGAAAGTCTCTAGCTGTAATAAACGGTAAGAACAGAAGAGGCACTCCACCAGCAGTATATATTGGACCAAGAGTTAAAGGTGCTTATGCTGATATGAAAAAAACTGGATTCTACTTTTACTTTTTAGAGTATGGATTTAGAGGTATTCCAGGACTTAGAATGTTAGATAAGGCTGCAATGAATAAAGGTAGCCAAGCACAAAATGACGTAATAAACCAAGTAAAAAAGCTCATTGATAAAAGAATGAAGTAATGGAGATAGGTAAAGTTGTATATAATATTTTAGGAAACGATGGCAATGTAAGTCCATTAGTAACTACTGATGGCAATAAGCGTATATTCCCTTCTAGGTATAACTTTCCAACACAAAGCAAGTTGCCTTATATTACTTATCAAATGGTATCAGATATACCTAACAATACTAAGAACGGTGTAAGTGAATACGACTATGTAACTGTTCAGATAAGTATGTATCACAATAACTACGCTGACTTAGTAGCTTTAGCTGGACACGTTAGAACGGCTCTAGACTACGTTAGTGGCACTTATAGTGGTGTAGTAGTAGACAAGATATTCTATGAGTCTCAAGACGAGCTATACGATGATAGTGCTGGTAGTTTAGGCTTTTACGGTATAAGACAAGATTACAGATTTAACATAAATAGATAGATATGTATAAGATTAAATTAAAAAAAGATATTGAGTTTCGAGGTGTAGAATACATCAAAGGCGAAACTTATGAGGTTGGTAGAAAAGAGCGTAATCATTTCGCTAATGAAGATGCTATTGCAAAGCCAACAAAGAAGAAATCTAAAGAAGACGAAACTTCAAAAGATTTAGATAACTAGTTATAAATTTTAAATAAAAGAAAATGGCAATTTTTAATGGAACGGATTTAATCCTAAAAGTAAGTCCTTCGGATGGAGGAGCTGATGCGAAGCTAATGCACTCGCAAAATGTAAGTTTAAGTATTAACGTAGACCCTATAGACATCTCTAACAAAGATTCTGCTGGTTTCAGAGACATCATTGGAGGTCAGAAGTCTTTCAGCCTTAGTGCTGATGGTCTTATGGACTTTAATCCAGCGACTGCTGCTGATACTGAAGTAGATGAGTTGACTACACAAATGTTAGCAAGAACTGCTGTAACATTTACATTCACTTTATCTTCTACTTCTGCTGGAGACTATTACTATAGTGGTTCTGGATTTGTTACAAGTCTAGAAATTTCTGCTGGTACTGAAGATGCACCTACTTACTCTTGTTCAATCGAGGGAACTGGAGCATTAACTGTAACAACTGTATAATCCTTTTGTTGGTTGGGGTATGGGCTTCGGCTCTGCTCCAACTAATAAAACTAATAACCAACAAAATGTACGAAATAGTAATAATAAACGGTAAAGACTACCCAGTAAGATTTGGGATGAATAGTCTAAGAAACTTCACTAAGGCAACTGGTAGAAGTTTACAAGATTTAGACAAGCTAGGAGAGGGAATGAGTTTAGATGATGCTTGTCAATTAATTCTAGCTGGTTTACAAGACGGAGCTAGAGTTAGTGGAAAAGAATGTTCTTTAAATGTTGATGATGTTGCAGACCTTTTAGATGATGACTTTGATGCTTTAAATAAAGTATTAGAGGTATTCTCTACACAGTTTTCTGCTAAATTTGAAGATGAGGGAAACGTGAAAGCCACAAAGAAAGTGGCGAAGACAAAGAAATAAACTGGGATAGTCTAGAGGCTGTAGCTTACGGTCTAGGACTTTTACCTAGTCAATTTTGGGAGCTAACATTTCACGAGTTCTTCTGTATTCAAAAGGGTAGGAATGATAGGTTTGAATTAGAGCAGAGGTTTGAATGGGAGAGAGTACGTTGGTTGGCTTGTTGTAACTTACAGCCACATACTAAGAAAGGTCAATCCTTAACTCCAGATAAACTTATTAAGTTTGAATGGGAAAAGACTAAGAAAGAAATAGACATCGAACAACAAAGAAAGAGAGCAGAGTATGTTAAGAAGAAATACGAATTGCTAAAAAAGAAAAATGGCTGAGAAAACTTTAAGTATTAAACTATCGTTAAACGATAAGCAGTTTCAGAGTGCATTAAGAAAGACTACAAGAAGACTAAATAAATTTGGTCAGTCTATGAAAAAGACTGGTCAAACTATGTCTACTTCTTTAACTTTACCTATATTAGGTATAGGTGCTGCTGCTGTTAAGTTAGCTTCTGATTTTGAAGAAACGCAATCTAAGTTCAATACTGTATTTAGAGATATATCTGCTCAAGCTAATAATACAGCTAGAAATTTAGAGAAAGACTTTGGCTTATCGTCTAGAGCTGCTATGCAACTTTTAGGAGATACTGGAGACTTATTAACTGGATTTGGATTTACACAAGAAGAGGCTTTAGATTTATCTAATGAGGTAAATAAATTAGCTGTAGACTTAGCATCTTTTACGAACTTTTCTGGAGGTGCTGAAGGAGCTAGTTTAGCTTTAACTAAAGCACTACTTGGAGAAAGAGAATCTATAAAGCAATTAGGTATAGCAATAACTGAAGCTGACCTTAAAAGATTTGCAGAGGAGCAAGGCTTAGTATTTAAAGAGCTTGATAGAGTTGCTAAAGCGACATTGACTTTTGAATTAGCTGCTAGGCAAAGTGCTAACGCTATTGGAGACTATGCTAGAACAAGTGGTAGCTTTGCTAATCAAACTAGAAAACTAAGAGCTGACTTAGAAAACTTAGGAGTAGAAATAGGTCAAAAACTATTGCCTATAGCAGTTAAAATTCTTAACAAGATTAAGGATGTTATAGAAGTATTTGCTTCAATGAGTAGTGAAACTAAAGAAATGATATTAGGATTTACTTTATTGACTGGAGCTATAGGACCTTTTCTAATAGTTATAGGCTCTTTACTTACTACATTGATAGCATTAGGTCCACAATTCTTTTTAGTATCTTCTGCTATACTTGCTTTGGCTGCTGGAATAGCTTATGTGGTAGATAACTTTGAGGCATTTAAAGAAAGATTCTCTCTTGATTTTATTTGGAACTCTATTGTGATGGGAGTGCAAACTACTCTTAGAGCATTTGGTAGTTTGATAGATGGATATAATAAACTAATTGATAAATTAGGTAAAGGTAAATTAGACTTCTTAAAGTCTTCTAATGAGTTTGACAAATTAGCTGACAACATAGATTCTTTAAAAGTAGAGACTAAAGATTATGAACACGAGTTCAATTCTTTTGGGGATTCTATGAGTAATACTATAGACAAGATAGTGCCTAAGTTTGGAGAGTTGTTTAGAGCAATGGGTGGAGGTACTGGTGGTTCTGTTAAAAGTTTACCAACTGTAAAAGCTAAAACACCTAAACAAGGTATGATGGCTGGAGCTATGGTTAAAGCTGTAATACCAGATGACTTACTTGAGCAGATGGATAAGCTTGAGAAAAAACAAAAAATGTTAGCAGAAATAAATGAAGAGGTCAGTCAATCTTTTCAAACATTTGGAAACACTTTAGAAGGTGTTTTTGCACAAGCTTTACAAAGCTCAGATGGATTTTTCAAGACATTTATAGAAGGTGCTAAAATGGCATTCAATGCACTAATGGCTCAACTTGCTGCAATGTTAGCTATGAAGGCTATACTTTCTGCTTTTGGTTTAGGTAGCTTTGCACAAGCTGGTACTGGTATAGGAGATATATTAGGTGGTTTATTAGTACCAACTTTTGCTACTGGTGGTTTAGTTACTGGACCTACTTTAGGTTTGATAGGCGAAGGACCAGGAACTTCTATGAGTAATCCAGAAGTAGTAGCGCCTTTAAATCAATTAAAATCAATGATTGGAGGAGGAGATGGTGTACAAGTATTTGGTACAATAAGTGGAGCTGATATATTACTAAGCTCAGATAGGGCAAGAAACAATAGAAACAGAACAAGAGGATACTAATGAGCAGAGAAAAGAAATTCGAGTTAAGTTTACAGAGTGACAATCGCACTTATTATAGATTAGAGGTTTATAACAACAACGCTATTTCATCGACTACCTATAAACCTAAGCTAGGTGCTGATGGTTTTACTTTAACCTATCAGACTGACAATGATAATCGTTTTACTGGTTTAATTCCAAGTGAGGTAAAATTTGACATATTAGTTACAGAAAATGGAGAACAAGCAGTAGTTAATGATATTAGAGGCTCTGTTTATGGTGGCTTTGATATTGCTATTTATAAAAGTAATGACGATGTTACTTATGAGCTATATTGGGCTGGTTTATTATTGAACGATATATCTCCAGAGCAAGACATCTCCAGACCAACTATAGTTAAATTAACTGCTGTATGTGGTTTAGCTCCTTTAAGAGATATAGACTTCAATGTTGATACTGGTTATAGTACGCCATCTAGTTTTCAGACTTTAAATTATTTTGTAAATATATTCAACAATCAAATAGGCTTACAAGATTATTACTGGTCTTTAACAGATACATATATTACAACTTCCGTAGATTGGACTACGGACACTATGACAAGTATAGTATCTAGAGACCCATTAGTAGCTAGTAGGTTTAACTTTATGGCATACGTTGAAATAAATGAAGATGGCTCTAAAAAGTTTAAAAGTTCTTTTGAGTTATTAGATAACGTATGTAAGGCTTGGGGAATGAGATGTTTTTTCTCAGATGGTAGATGGCATTTAATTCAAGTTAATAATTACGATAATTGGAAAGCACCCAACACTCATTATATAAGAAATTTTAGTAAAGTTTATAACTCATCTAATGCTGGAGCTTCTCTTTTAAGTAGTAGCAACGCTAGTTATACTACAACAGAGGGTACTAATATAAAAAGATATGGAGGCTCATTTGACTTTTTACCTATTTTAAGAAGCGTAGAAACAAACTACAATCATTTGCAGTCTTTTGATATGCCTTTCTTTTATTATTATAATAATAGCGATAGCAGTACACAATACCAAACTAATCTAAATGAGATACCAGTTTGGAATGGATATATTTACAATGGTAATATATATACTGGAACAGCTTATGATATTAATAGAGGATTGACAGATAGTTTAGTAATTTCGTTAGGAGAAGTTAGTGCTTTAACTGGTTCAAGTATTTTATTAAATAGAAATTTTACTTTAGGTAGAGCTGCTAGTGTAGACTTTTCTGATGTAAGTGGTGCAAACGATAAAGTAGAAGCACACATAAAAGCTAGATTCAAGCTAGTAGGAGCTTCAGACACTTATTATCATCCATTGAGTACAGTAGTCGCAACAGATTGGACTACTACTTCAAATGCTACAACTACTGCTATTATTGACCCATTATATTTGAATAATAATTATACTGGTATTTTAGACACTATTAATATCAATGTTCAGACTAATGAAATACCAGTCGACGGAGATTTATTTTTAGAGATTTATGCTATTTGTTACTATAATAATTATGTGGATGCTTTAGCTATAAATAATCAAATAACTATAACTGATACAACATCTACAGCAGACCCTACCGACATCTTAGTTTATTCAGCACCAGAATCTAGTGAGGAACAAGGAATAAAATATTTAATAGATAATGAGGTAGTTATAAAAAAGTTTTTTAGGTCTTTTAATGCTCCAAGTGGAACAACTATCTCGAACGGTGTAAAGTTTGAAATTCCAGAGTTATTTATAGGAACTGGTCCAACAAGTGGAGCAGTAGGTAGAATAGAGACATTTAACTATACTACTTCATCTTGGGAAGATGGAACTAATGCAACTTGGAGAGCATACGGAGCAGCAGTAGCTGGAACAGAAATAACACAGCTTTTAGTTGAGGAAGTAATAAAAGGACAATCTAGTGGAGCAAGAGTATTTAATGGAAGTCTAAAGCTAACAAGTGGAGAGTTAAATTATTTTGAAGGAATAGAAATAGATGGTACTGCTTTCATACCTTATCAAGTTAGTTATAATGCTAACGAAGATACTTGGTCTGGAGAGTGGTATGGAATTGATTTAAGTGGTAACACTTTGAATATTGTAACTGGTTCTATAACAAGTATACCAGTAGCTAACGAATTTACACCTTGGTAATATGCCTACAGTAAGTAATTTTTTAAAAGGAGAAAGCGTAGCAGTAGTAAGTGCAGATACTACGAGCTTGACTCTTACGGTTATAGATATAATGGCTACAACTAGCACTAACACACTTTTAAAAAATGGAGATGTGGTTTATGTTATTTGTGCTGATACTGGTTTACCTATTGAACTAACTTTAAATGCTGATATAAGTTACAATTCAACTCGTATATCATTTGCTTCTACTACTGTTAGTCAATTTATTCCAGCTGGTAGTGTTGTAATATTAGACAGACAAAATAAATATGATTCATTATTTAGAGACTATACTATAGTAACTCATAAACTATATGAGACTGGTAATACTCACGCTAATACAAATCTTATAAACCCTCAATACCCATCTAACATTACAGTAAATGCTGGTAAAACTTGGAGTGATGGTGATACTTTAGCTAACTCATATATAAATAACAGTATATTTAGAAGTCCACACGAAGGATTCAAGTTAGAGAGAATAACGTGGGATGTTAATACAGACGCTAGAATTGGACACGACTGCGAATTTTCTTTATGGGCAAAGCCTATAACTGAGAACGGTAATACAGCTACTGATATTGAATTAATAGACCTTTTTTCTGTAGCACCACAAGCAGATTTAAATTATATATTTAATAGAGACATAGTTCAGACTGCTAGTTATAATAATAATGTATGCTTGATACCAGCTTTTAGAAAGACTGGTACAACATCAAGCTCAGATAATTTTTACGCAACTTTAACGCTTTTAATAAGCACAGACCCTAGACAATAATGAAAAATATAAT